AAAATATCCAACTGCTGTATTGTGAGAATCTGTGGCGGTCGTAAAGTTTTGCGTTGCTAGTGAACCTCTACCTACCGCAACAGATTTATGACCAAGCGTATCTGAGCCTAATGCTTGATAACCCAGTCCTACATTGTCATCAGAAGTGGTAATAGCCGTACCCGCTTCATCACCCACAAATGTATTTCTTGAACCACCAGATTGAATGCTGTTACCTGTGTTGACACCAATACGGACGTTTGAGGTTCCTGCGGTTGCAGTGATAAGGTCTGCTCCGTCAGCAAAGGTTACGTCTGCTGCGAAGTTTGATGCGCCATCAACGTCAACAACATCAAGATTAGCTGTCCCGTTGACATCAATAGAGCCTTCTAAATCTATATCGCCATTAACGATTAGGTCATCGCCTACCGTCAGGTCATCGTCAATAAACAGATCAGGGATAGACAGGTCTTGGAAGGCATCAACCATAGCACCGCCAGATCCGGCACCATCTGAGTAGATCGCTTTGGTTTGACCGTTGGCTATGGTGACAGTTGCACCAGAACCCTGCTTGATGATGATGTCCTGTGATCCAGAAGTGGCATTCTCTATGAGCCACAGCTTACTGACGGTATTTGGGCCTATAGTGATGGTACAAGCGCTATCAAGAGTCCCAGTGTATTTAAGAAATAAACTCCTGCCGGGATCAGTACTACCATCGGCAATAGTAGTAGTATGAGTATCAGCATTAGTCGTAATAGCTTCCGTCCCAAACGAAAAAGCCTCTGCAATTAATTCGAGATTAGTATTTGTGCTAGTACCCCAAGTTCCTGCTTCATCGCCAGTCGCAATTTCCTTCAATCGTAGGTCATTAACATAGGTTGCCATTTACTTTCTCCGAGTCTTTGGCTTCTTCTTTTCCATAGAAGCAACGTGCTTTTTTAAAATCTCAGCCTGTTTTTTGTGAGTCTTTGATGCTTTTTCTAAAGCTTTAATTACTTCATTGACTTTACGAACCATTAGGCCACCTCTTTCCAATCTGGTGTTTGGCTAGTAGAAACTGCTGAATAACTTGGTGTCTGACTTGTTGATATAGTCGAATAGTTTGGCGTTTGGCTTTGATCAATAAGACCCCAAACATTTGCGATATTGGTTGCCCCTGTAGCACTAACCCCGGTAGGCGTGACAACAGCAGACGCCGCAGTTGATACGCTACCTGCTTGGCCCGTTCCAGCAACCCCTGTTGTATCAACGATGATGCCCAGCTGAATAGATACTGTGCCAACTGCGCCAGTACCTGCGACACCCGTTGGGGTAACTGATGAATCGCCAGTAATAGATACCGAACCAACTGAACCAGTCCCGCTAACCCCAGTGGCAGTAACGCCAGCAGCACCAGTGGCAGTAACAGAGCCAACAGCCCCAGTTCCACTAACACCTGTAACTGAAGTGTTTGCTGTACCTGTGACCGTAACCGAGCCAACGGCTGAAGTGCCAGCAACGCCAGTAGGACTGACATTCGCAGAAGCGGCAACCGAAACAGATCCCACCGCTCCTGTCGCAGATACTCCGGTGACTGAAGTGCTTGCATCTGCGCTGACGGAAACTGAGCCGATGGCGCCAGTACCCGCGACACCAGTTGGCGTAACATTAGCTGTTCCCGTAACTGATACAGATCCGATAGACCCTGTCGAAGATACTCCAGTAACTGGTGCATTGGCTGCTGCCGCAACTGTGACTGATCCAACCGCACTCGTTGCAGAAACGCCTGTGACAGAGAGATTGGCGTCTGCTGTGATCGTGACAGAACCAACGGCGCCTGTAGCCGCAACTCCTGTAACCTCAACAACATCAGGCTCGTTCCACGCACCTTCACCCCAAGTGCCACGGCCCCATCCATTAACGATTGCCACACACTAACCCCTACTGATTATGCTTTGCGTCTTTTTGTTGTTTAACCCAAAGCGCATAATCTTTTTTGCTCATAGCTTTTTGCTGTGCTTGTTTAGCCACATAAAGCTAGGCTGTTGGGAATGCAATTGTAAAATCCCCAGCGGTGCTTGTTTTATCGCCACCAAATGCTAAAACACAAACAGATGTATCACCTGATGTATCTTCATTAAATATCAGCGCACCATTAGCTGTAATTGTGCTGCTACTAAAAGTAACATCTGCAAAGTCTGTAAAAGCAGTAGTACCACTGGTAGAAGGATCTACACGAGTCAGTGTTGCTCCTTTTGCCGTATATCCTGTGCCAGATACTTCGTTAGACGTTGTATACGCAGTAGTGCTTGCACCTAAAGACGCTGAACTTGTATACAAAGCTATTTTGAAAGTATCGCCACCTGAGTTCAAAAAGTTGTGTTTTGCTTCTAAAAGTTCTTTTTTAAAGCTCGTACACATTGCAGTCGTGATAGCCATTAGATCCTCCTAATTATTTCAGCCATTTCTTTCTGGCCCTGTTTCTCAAACTCGCCAGCTAAAGTTACTCGATCACTCTTAACTGCTTCTTTTATATAGAATAAAACACAGTTTAGCACACTCTGTTTAAACGCTTCTGCTTGCTGGGCTATCAACGGATGCGCATTAGAACCAACGGTTACAATTCTTTTTGTTGCTTGCTCGGCCCAAAACTCAGGGTCATGGCCTTTGTTCAACGTTGTAGCAACTTCAAAGTTGCCAACCTCTAAATCTATCGGAGCATTCATTAAGTCGTACTCAGGGCTGCTTGACCAGTGCGATAAGCATCAGTTCTATTATATCCTTCGCCTTCCTTCTTCAGCTGACCAATAGCTATTTCATATTGCTGTTGATACTGCTGCGCAATGTCAGGCTCGCCTTTCATAAATATGTAAGCTTGCGCCAAGCTGCCATACAACAAAGCATTTGTTGCATTATCGCCTAACCAGCTGGTGCCATCAGAAGACTCTGTAATTGACTGCGGCTCATACGAGTAATGAAGTTCAACTGTATAGTTGCCATTCGGAGTCGGGCCTACAATAAAAGACTCCTCATTAAATATGCCGTAATACTTAGGCACTCCAGTTGATGAGCTACTTGGATACGCCTCTCTAATAAAGTTAACGTCTTTAAATATCAAAAACTCATAGCCAGAATTATCTAGCGCCAAAGAAAATGGATATAAGAAATCACTAGGCATTGCTAGGTATGGAGTGCTTTGTGTCAGCGTACCAGTAACGTTCTTTCTAAAGTCAGGCAGCTGAATAGACCTAAGAATCTGTTCTTCAGTGGTCTTTACAAAGTTAGCAATGTTATTAGAAAACGTAGTCTCTGCGTTCTCTGTATAGTCTTTTATTGCCTGAGTTAGAGTTGTGTATGTCCAAGCCATTAGCCTATTACAACCTCAACTTGCCCGATCTCGCCTGTCATGTCTAATCCAACAGTGCGTGATCCTAATTCTGTAATGCCGCCTCCGACTGGATCAAAGGCGCCTAAAATTCTGCTTTCTGCTAAAGACGTATCAGGTCTAGGGTTTCTCAAAGCCTGAGGGTCTGACATATTCATGCGACCTAACTCATACTGAGGATTGTCTTTATCTAAAACATCATATCCAACACGAAACCCAGTATCGCGGCCATCACGGATTAAAGGCACAAGGTCACTTAACTTGTACCTAAAACCAGTCACATCACAAAACCCAAATGCATATTTCCCTTTAGCGTAAATACTCAATATCTATAGCCTCCGGGTACAAAAAATAATGACTCTTTGCCTCGATCTGCATCAGCTGTAAGCTTCCACTCTTCCTCATACAGCTGCTTCAAAACGGGTATTCTTTGCGCTAGCTCTGGCTTTTTAAGACTAATTTGATACGCAAGGCCAGCCACAAGGCAAGGCAGATATCGTGCAGGTACTTCTGGATTTGAAGCACCAGTAGATCCTGCATCCGCAATTCGCTCCATGTAGTAGTAAGTCAACGTATACGTTTGTGCCGAGTCAGGTACAGGCCAAAGATTAAAAAATACTCCAGTGTCACTTTTCTCAAGCCAGTACTGTAATGGCTTAGATGATGTCAACTTATTTGTAAGATGAGCATATTGCTTCACCGATATCCTAGTAAGCATCTGGTCAACTTGACGAGATGTATTGCCAGAATCAGTTCGTATAAATGCCTCTACAATATCCAGTATTTTAGAATCAAGCGTATATCTTGACGTACCAGCCGTAAGCGCCTGTGTTCCTTCTTTGATAGTCCAAAGGTTTAACCCCCTGTTCTGCCACTCAAGGAACATAAGATTAAGGCTGCGGCGAGCAGTTCGGTAATCGTAACCGCTCTTTAATTCTGATCCAGCACGTTCAAATGCCTCTTCAATGGCATCGCCCAGATCTAAATTAAACGTATACGTTGACATAGATTACTTCTTCTTTTTGCGCATTACGCCTTTCTTAACCGCCTTACCTCGCTTCATGGCTCCGGGCTTTTTCTTCATTACGCCCTTCTTAGCCATAGTGCCACCCTTCATTCCCATAGGACGCTTCTTTTTCATAACGCCTTTCTTTTTCATTCCCGGCATATCCATTCTCCAAAAGTTGGTTGTAAAAATACTCTCTCGTTTCAAACACATGATCAGGCTCTCGATCACCAAAAACTAATTGATAGTAGTTAGTGTGCTTGAGCTTGTTCGCCGCCTCCTGTAGGTATGCAAGTCTTTGTACATAAATCATTGCATAACTAATATCGTTCGATTGAACGAATCCAGAGTCATCTGAGGCCGCATTATGGTCATCATCTGGGTGCGACCCCATCACCCAAATGTTCAAATCATTGAATGCTCCTGACGCTATAGAGTAATTAATTGACTCTATCCGTTGATGAAAACTATAAGCCTGTGGCTCATAAGCCACATCAACTACGACAGTAATATCAAACGAATCATCGAACTGCTCTATCGCTTTATAGACAGGTAGAAAAGATTGATCGTGTTTAAACGCTATATCAACTTTATTATCGTCCCAAGCCTTACGAGCGTAGGGACACATCGCAGTTGTAGTATCTTCAGATATAGGCTGCTCAATGTTGTAAAAAGACCACTCTCTGATCTCTTTACTAATTGATTGCTCTATCTCATTCATACCCGTGACGTTTAAACAACCTTCTTTATGTCTTTATAAAGACCCTTAGCTATATTTTTTAAATGTTCCACAGGGGCATTAAGGAATCTCTCTATAGACATTTCATGCGCTAAAGGTATTGCTGTATCGGTTTCCATAATGACGTTTCTTTGCTCTTCATCCAGCGACAACTTAATGATCACAGGATCTTTTGGATCAGAAAAGTCGTGAAAGCAATCCAGCATTTTTTGATCAAACTCATTCAACATTCGATTATCCGTAATGCTTTATGACACTTAGGCAAACGGTGTAGACATCATTATTGCTGTGATCAACCGTAGTAAACATAATGTCTCCTGTAACTCCGCTTCCGGCGTTATTAGGTATGCCGTTAAATTCACTAAAGTCTAATTCATCTGCATAGTCTGCATTCAACTGCCAAGCTAGGACATCTGTACTAGCATCAAAAAATATCTTGACACCCATTCCTATGGTTGAGTACCAAATCTTTTCGATAGTTACTTTCGTACAAGCCGCCCCAGTCATTGGGTCAGCAGTCAAAGCTGATACATCAATCTTCTTTACAGCTGACTCACCTGTGCCATCCGATACATTAGTAAACTTAAAGATGGCTTTTCTAGGGCCATCTTGAATAGTTTGACTTGCTACTGCATCAGCCATAACCGCCTCCTACTATTGATCAGCAAATACGGGTGCAGTGGTACTCGTAACATTTCCAAAGATCTGATAGTTGGTTGTATCTAAACCCAAAATAGTTATATCGAACCCAGCAGGAACATTAAGCTGAATGCTGCTATTTGAGTTGCCGTCTGAGAACACGCTGCTAATAGCATCCCCATCAGTATCTAAAAAGGTAACGCCACCAATATAAAAATTACTATTACCGGGAGTAACAATAAGAGCATCCGTCGCATCTGCTGCACCCCCAGCATAAACAAAGCGGTAAAAAATACCCGCAGTAGGCGCTGGCAAAACATAAGTACTGTCTTGGCTATTATCGCCTACAAGATTAATGCGACCTGCATTTGTGGCAGCAGTAAGGGTAGTTGATGCAGCATCCGCAAGTGATACAGGGGTTACCTGCATACCGGAACCATCAAGCGTAAAGGACGTTGTGATTGCGCCAGTGCTGCTATTTTTTGAAACGACAGAAAAGCCGTTCTCCGATCGGACTGAACCGCTGAAGGTTGTATTAGCCATGTAATTCTCCTGTCTTGGCTAGTGTCTAATGTTTCACATGAAACAATTAGTCAGGATATAAAAAAAGGGCCATTCAATTCTACACTGAATGACCCTTGATTGCTCTAGCTAGAGCCGGGTGACCCGAAAATTCCAAGTGGGTCAGAAACGCCAAAACTATAGCGCTCGCGAGCTTTATAGCGCACGTTGCCAGTATCGAAGTCACCGTCCATAGAATTTTCTAACGCTGCCCTTTCAAAGTGCTTCATTCCATTTGGAACGTCTGTAATCAAGAACCACGCATTAGTATCTGTGAGGTAATGATTAACAGAATATCCTTCTGGAATACTGCCATTTGTATAGATCGCGTTTAGATCGTTATCAGCCGTACCAACACGACCTTCTGTTTGCAGTACACGAGTAGCAACAAACATCAGTGCGGGAGGCACAATCAGCTTGCGAGGTCGAGATGCGATCAACAATCCACGCTCATCTGTCCAACCTGCGATTTGAATAATCGCGGCTTCCAGTGAAGTTTCATTAAGATCTGCACCAGTGACAGGGCGATTGTCATTCTTTCCACCGCTTACGAGTGGGTGACCATCACCACCTGTTACACCGTCGCCAGAAGCAGTAAACAAGTTTACGCCATCACCAGACTGGAACGCATTGGTAAAACCATTGTTCAGTGGTGAAGCAGCTTTTACTTGCTTCGTGTACGCCATAGCTCGTGCTAACGCCTTGGTGTAGCGAGCCGAAAGAGAATCGTAAAGATTGTCTTCCATCGCTTCCTCGGTAATCGCAAAACCCATAGCCACGGTTTCGTGATTAAAGCGAGCTGTAAACGACTCTTGCGCACTATCAAAAACGATGGATTCACCTTCGCCTTTAGTTGGTGCTGCACCAAAGCCACTCAGCTTTACTTCTTCCTCAAAGCTTCGATCCGATGATTCAGTTTCATAAATCATCGTATGCTCGTCTTCGTATTTCTCATACTCCAAACCAAACAGAGCATTAAGCCCCGGTAGGAGTTCTTTAAGCATTTGCGCTCTTGAAATTGCCATTGCCTAGTTACTCCTTATACGCCAGTGGTATTGCGATACGCATGGCCAACATTAAAAATGAAAAGCGCATCCGTAAAAGCATCACCAATAGTGCTGTCTGGGCCATCATAAAAATCATAGATTCTCAGTGGCAGAGTATTGGTGGTAGCTGTGGAATCAGCATCAACAGCGTTCTTGCTGTTACCGATGCTCGTAGTACCTGCTGTTTGGATAACATCAAAGTTAGATCCAAGAGCAGTTTGAGCGATAGCACCATCAGCTTGCATCAAAAAGACCACATCCGGGTCAGTCAATACATAAGCCATGATGTCATCAGCAGCGGTAGATGCTGGGTAGTATTGGTTGAACGTTAACTGTCCAGTCGTAGGATCGGTGTATTTGACACCCATAAAGATCCCAATCGTGGTCAAGGTAGACGTTCCTGTGTCTTTTTCAATGGTGCCAGCTGCAACCATCTTTACAAAATCGCCATTAAAAATAGCAGTTGCATAACCACTAGCGATTTTAAGATGCTGAACTTTACCATTAAAAGAGCCACTTGCACTGGTAGTGCTTACAGGTCTTGCACCGAATGGTGCGGCTGTAGTAGCCATATTAATGTCCTCTTAACAAATAAAATTTGTGTTATTTGCCAAAATTAGTTACACGAGTTTTACGATCTGGTCGAAGCAAAGGCATTCGGGGATCGTTCTCGCGCATATAGTTTTGGTCAACACTTTCCATTTGTTGCTCTGCCACTCCTTCGTAATAACGCTGTCGGCTTTCCGCAACTTCTCTTGGAGCCTTGCAAAGTAATTGTCCACCAATCTCAACGCATCCGGGGAACTGAGACTGGTGATCTGGCATCACTTCTAGTTCTGGATGGTCTTCAATTTTTACTGGTTCCCAGCCTTCTCTAAATCGCATCGAAACATTCGTTGCATCAGACTGCCCAACCATTGATGTGCGAACCCATCGGAACACCCATCCCGGCTGTGGCAAAGGATCTGGTAATAAAGAAGGTGGGCGGAATGAAGCTGGTCTAGCTTCTTCTTCGCGTGACTCGATTTCTCTTGGTTTACGGTTATCAGACATTATTCATCCCCATTCTTAATTGTGTTTCGGCATATTTCTCAGGTGATATTCCTAGTTTCTTACACAACGCGAGTTGTGAACTATTCAACTTTACCTGCGTTTTTTTACCGGCACTTCGTTGCGCTGGTGCAACTGGTGACGATGCCTGACGCGATTGTGCTGACTCTGTACCGGCTTCTTCTTGCTGCTGTTGACCGAATGCTTTAGGAAAAGAATCCCTTAACGTCTTATCAATCGCTGCAAAGTATTGCGGTGAGTTTCTTTCGATTCCCCGCTTTACCAGCATTTCGTCTAGCCCATAAGCAAATCCTGTGACTGCTTCATTTCCGGGCGCACCAAACCAAGTATTTCTTGCCAGCCAATCCTGCAATCTAGGATCTACTGGTTGTTGTTGCGGTGGCTGATCCACCGTCTGTGCAGGTGCCTGTTGCTCTCCCTGCATCTGTGGCTGCATCTGAGGCTGATAATTCTGTATATAAGCCCTGTCTGCCTGTACTCGCGCAAGCTGTTCTTGCGCTTCTACCATAGATTCTGTGTCGCCCTCTTCATGGGCTTTCTTGTACTTTTGCCGCGCTGCTTCTAATTCAGCGTCTGTGCGGTTCTGTACACTCTGAAGCAGTGCTTGTTCGCTTTGCCCGACCAGCCCCTGCAATCTTTCGATTTCTTTCTGGGTGCCTTGGGCGTACTGTACTGCCTCATCTCTTAATCTTTGTGCAGCCTCTTTTTCTCTACGCTGCTGATGGTATTCGTATTTGAGTCTGTTTAAACGCTTTTTAACACGATCATCTTGAATGTCAATTTCTTCGTCAATGTTGAATGGCTCAACATCGTTACGAACAGGGCGACGATCTTCCTCAGGAGTATCATCTACCTCGATAACTTCTATTTCCGAATCAACTTCATATTGGGGTTCAGACATGGGATATACCTCTTGGATCATCAACTACAGCTTCTGGTGTATCGTCATTAATCAAACGAAACTCTTTGCCATGGATCTTGATGCGTGTGCCGCTATAGGCTCTCATCAAAACAAAATCACCCTCTTTGCACCAAGGGCC